CATTTGAAGCTCTTCTATTTCTTCAGCCGTCATATGCATTACATACTTGTAGAACATTTCAGGAGGAAATAACATTGCTGCGGATGGGTTGGCAGTATATTCCTTTATGGCCATTGCCCTTATTTTACCTATTTCAGCCTTTTCCTTTTCACTTGTATTTGTTAGGGTTGTCCACTCCGTGCCATAATCCTCCACCAAGGGTAATACCTTTACACTCATTAGCCTGTTTACAAATTCCCTTAATATCATTGTATCAGCATATTCCTGCCTACGGGTTTCAATTAGTTCTTTCCAAGCGTCTGCATCCTGCCCACTACTTAACTCACCCCTTTCACTTCCTGTTAATATTCTTTTAGGTATTCCCTTAACAGAACTTATCATCGTTACCTGTACATCAACATGAGCTGTGGGGTCGCTTACCTGTGTGGCAAGGCTTTTCATTTCCACACCTTCATTAATAAAGAACCGTCTTAGGTTATTTTCATATTCATCCATTTGGGTGTCCAGGTTTTCTTTTAGGTTGGGGCCTCCTGAGTAACCTTCTTTTACATCTGCCGTATAACCTGCACGGGCACCCCTCCAAAACATTTCAGCCGAACCGCCTACAATCTTTTCCAAGTCCAAAAGGCGGTTGTAAATACTTTGTAATTCAGGTTCACCATATATTTCACTTTCCAGTTGTGTTCCTGCCACATGGATTACACGGCTGTAATGCACTAATAAGGTAGTGTTATTCCCATCATCGTATTTGGTTTCCAATTGATATACCAATGGTTTACCATAACGGGGGGAGGTTTTTGTTGTGTCCCATTTATTAATACATACGGCATTTTCTGAATACGGTGTAACGTACTCTAATTTTAAGGTCGTGGAGGGCTTAACACCCTCTTCCCATACCTCAGGTGTACTTACATCGTTAAAGCCCAGGAGAAGCACCCCAAAACGGCCTATGCAGGACAACTTGTCTAAGCGTATAAAGGCCTGTTTTAATTTAAGCTCTTTATATAGTTCTTTCCATGCTTTTAGTAGTTCATCGGCTTCTACAACCTTACCTGGGGTAAATACAATCTGTTCACCTTTCCAAGTGGCTTCAATTGGTCTGTCTATTACGGCCTTGGCAATATCCTGCCTTTTATACTTACCGTAATAATCCCTATAAGTTATTTTATCAGGATAACCAAGGGCAGTGTAAATATTCCTTTCACCCCCGTACTGTGAACCAAGGTTACCGAAGTATTTTAAACGGCTTGTGGCAGAACCCAACATATCTTGGTAAACCCGAAGGTTAGTTTCCATTTCCTCAGGGGTGGGTTTTCTTTTAATATGTGTTTCAATAATAGGTGTTATACCTCTTACCATGATTTTGTCTCCTTTTTGCTTGTTAGTTTTGCGAAGGCTGCACCTGCGGCATCCACTTGGTCTTTATATTTTCCGAAGGGAAAGAACCTATGCTCTTCTACGAACTCGTGATTCCAATCCCCGTGTAATAACATCACATTACCCCAGTTTATTTGAACACTCCAAGGGTCAGCCCGATATACTTTATTACCTACGGGCCTTTCAGCTTCTATTAGGAAGCCTGCCAACATCTTTACAGTATTTTCGGCACTTTCTTTTCCACCACTCCCTGGCTCCTGCTCAATAAACTGTTTTACGTCACGGCCATCCGCTTCGGCAGTTTGCTTTATCATTGTCTCCCTGTCCTCACTGCTCCACTGCCCACGTTTAACGTCTAATACAATATACCTATCCTGTTTGGTTTTTAAGACCTTTACACCCGTTGTATAGGCCCCACCACCTGCGGTTCCTGCCTTATCCCAATACCTTATCGGTGCATTCATATCATAATCAGGAGGTAATTGGGTGATAGTTTGGAATTTCTCTACTTTGAACATCCCTCCACCTGGGGGTGTTGGATTTTGGCCAACTTGACCTGCATAACCATATTGACCTAAATCGGCTTCCAATTCCAAAAGGGCTTCTTTGTTTAGCCTGTTAGGGTCTAATAAACCATTGATATATCTCTCCTTTAATTCAGGTGGTTGTACATACTTATCATACCCATTGGATAATTCACCTGGAAGGCAAATATGTTTTAGGTTTGTTTTCTTTTTAGCAAGCAAATGGCCTGATATATCGTTTTGGTGTATTCTTTGCTGAATTATAATTGTTACGGAAACAGATTTATCCACTTTCCTTGTGGAAGATACTGAATCAAACCAATGATTTGTTGTTTCTAAGGGGGTGGCATTTTTTTCTGGTTTAGGGTTGTTTAAATCATCCCATATTAATATATGTCCATGAAATCCAGTTAAGGAACCACCTACTGAGGTACTATATCTATACCCACCAATTTTCACGCCTTTACCCCTTCTACCAAGGTTTTCATCAATAGTTTTTTTAATTACCTTATAATTACTCTTTTGGTCTTTGTCCTCTTTTATCCCCAATTCAGGGTACATGGCTTTAAACTTTTCACTTCGTATCAACTCCCTGCAATCTTCTGCACTTTCCAAACTCAATGTACTACTGTATGACCCTGTAAGGAATTGTATATGAAACCACCGTGTCCATACCCAAGCAGGAAACGCCCTTAAACATATAGTTGTCTTTGTTGTTCCTGGGGGTATATTTATAAGAATATCATATAATTTCTTTTTCCTTTCCCCAACTCTTTCCCCTACTATTTGCAGTTCATCACAAAGGTATTGGATATGCCAGGCATCTTGGTAAGGTTCCTGTGTTAGTTCACTCCAAAAGTATAACAGGAAGACATAGTATGACCTATTGTTTAACTCCCTCTGAACCAGTAGGGGGTTTTCCAATAGCATCTGCATTGTTTCTTGTTTATTGCTTGTCATTTCTTATTAGGCTTCTGCCTGGGGTTTATTAGTTAATAGTTTACCTGATATACTATTAAGTAAGGTTAATTCTTCTGTTGTTAGTTGGGCTGTTTCTTCTTGTTTCTTTGTTAAGTCTTGTAATGGTATTCCATCTTTTCCTGTATGTTCCATTCTACTTACATCCGTCCAGTTGTTTTCTAAATGCCTTGTTCTATTTTTTAACCAAAATATTTGTGCCGTGGTGTTTGGTTGTACGTGCTTAACTGTTTTCTCACTCAGCACCATTGTTCCTTTTTTGGTTCTATAATATTTCTTTTCCTCAAACTCATAACCACAGGCGGCCTTATACATACTATGTGCCACTTTGCTATCAGCTTCACCCCTTCCGCATCTTATGGCATCAAGAAATTCAGGTACTTTCATTTTCCATGATGTAATGGTGTCGGGGCTTATTCCTAATATCTTTGCCATTTCATTATCAGTACAACCCAATAAAGCTAACCTATACACCCTTTCAGGCATATCAGGTGTCCACTTTGTTTTTGTGGAATGAGTGGAAACCCCTACCTTTTGAAGTGATTTTCTTCTTGCATGGGGGGTTTTCCCTCTTTTCATCTTGGGTTTGTCACCTCTTATCATTTGCTTTAAAATTGTTATAACCTTTTTCGGGTATAAAATTAAGGGTATTAGTACACGTATGTGGCTTTTATATTGTGTTGGTTTTAAACTTACCCCCTTTTTTATGTTTTGGGCAATAAAAAACCCCCTGAGTATTAGGAGGTTATGCATTCAATAAAAAAAAACCCACCTCATTTAAGTTTTTGGCAGGGTTTTTTTATATTTTTCTATCTATTATATTTTATATTATATTTATAGTTTACTGAGCTAACCACCACAACCACCAAGGCCAAATCCATTACGTCTATTATTATTCTTTATACTACCCAGGGGGTTTATAGGTAGTGCAATTGTAGTTTCTTTCTTGAGGTTTGATTTTTTATACCTTTTTAGGGATTTCACATAACAACGGAATGAATTTTCTATTTCCTTCATATCCCTTATTATGTTATTTAAAAAACTAAAATCAAAACCTCCAAAACCGTACATATTCTATCTTTTTTGTTTTCAAACTTAAAAATGTATCATTTACTGTCACTTCCTATATTACCCTTGGGGTTTGGTGTTGTTTCCCACCACCTCTAATCAGAGAATTTTCCATCCGTACTGAGCCCGCTGACCCTTCTTAGTGTTATTAATGTGTTATATCCCTTTGGTATGTTTTATTTATTTAGGTAGTTTATAAACTCTTCTTCCTTAAAAAATACACGGCCCATTTTACGTAGTTGTACCCAATCCTTCATCCTATTATACCCTTTCTTTGCTTGAATGATACTTGTTATTGTAGCGTAATTAAACTCCTTTATTTTCAAGGTAGAATCATCCTCATTTATAATAAATACATCCACTTTCCACCCGTAGAACATAAAAATAGATTTCAACCCCAATTCTCCACTATATTTGGTATGTGGTTTAGTTTTGGCAGGAAATTGTTCTTGGTAAAGTTCCAAGGTTTGTTCGGTGAACTCCGTGGGCTTAATAAGGATAATATCAATATCATCTGCCTTTTCCACCAACCCATATACTTTAAGGGCTTGGCCTCCTGTAACAATAAACTTTTCACAAGGGAATATCTTTTTCAATCGGGTTAACACTTCGTTTACAGGGGATTTCTCCTCTTCGTTTGAATTACTGATGGCCATAACGTCATCCATATCAATACTTCTTTTTTTCCTTACTGATGCTTCTTTTTCCATAATTTATTTTATTGGTTTGATTTATTATACAAATGGCCCTTACTTTTTTAAAATTATATTTATTTCAGCCTGTGCAGCCTCCAAGGCCCACAACTTTACCACCTTTGGCACATCCACTTTATCAATGGTTATGGTAGAACTTTTTGGGCTTCTCTTATACCAACACATGGTTGTTTTGTATGTTAAGCGTAATTCCTGATATTCGTAACTCCAAAGGATAAGGTCAAAACCTACCAATTTAAACCTAAATACTTTCCTGACTGAGGGGGCAAAGTTTTGGTATATTGTTATCATGGCATTTTTTCTGGCCTGTGAGCAAAGGGTTATTTTTGGCATGGTTTATTTGGTTTTATTTGATTTTATTAAGCAGGAAATATGGCAGGGCTTTCCTGTTTCCCGATAAACTTCTTGCCGTTTTATTGTGATAGGTTTACCACAAATAGTGCATATTACTGGTTCGTTTGGTTTCATTTATTAGGTTTTTACTATTTACAATTATTATTTTATTTATTTCTGTTGCTGACATAACTCCTAATTTGTTTTAATTAAACTTACTTCATTTTTTATACTTACACTAAAAACCTTGTCGGCTGATTCCGTTAGGGTATCTTCGTGGGTAACAATTATAAATTGTATGCCCAGTTTTTCACTTACCTCCTTTAACATACGGGAAGCCATTGGATGTTTTAGTTTATCCAAATGCTTAAACGGTTCATCCAGTATCATTGTATTTCTTGACCTTGGGTGCTTCATACTCCAACTTGCACCACGGAGGGCAAAACAGGCAATATCTACGGCACCGTACCCACTACTTTCCAAAGGTTCTATTTCCTTACCGTTTCTTACAAATAACAAATCACATTCGGTTTTGTTTCGCCTTTGTACAAAATCAACTTTCAGTGTATATGGCTCCTCAAACACGGCATCCAGGGCCATACTTGTTATATCGGATAAATGAAATTGAAGTGATTGTTGGGTTTCAAGGCCCACAGCCCTTACCAATTCCCGTGCCTGCTCATAATAAACAAGGCTCTTGCCCTCAGTCCTTATGCTTAAACGGGTTTCCTGTATTTGCTCCGTGACCTTGGCCTGCTTGCCCTTTAGCTGTTCTAATTTATTTCTTAGTTCTTGGCTCATAATACTTATCTTCTGTTATTTTATAATTTAAGTCTTCAGTCCATGTAAGGTCTATAATGTGTGCAGGTTTTACCTTTTTAAAGTGGTGGCGGAACCTTTGTTGCCAATACCATAACTCCCTTTTTAAGCAAATGAAATTAAAAGGGATTACAAGTAAGCGTATGCCCTTTTTGTTGCTTATGCTTAGGGTAAGGATTTTAATGGGTTTGTTATACTTCATTCTGCTTTTTTGCCTTTAATACTCGAAACTTCATATCCTTTTTCCTATCCTTATACACCGTGATTACCTGCTTTTCAGGAATGTTGTAAATACATTGGATAGGGAAATATTCAACTTTCTTTGCCTCAATCATCACTTCCACCCTCTGCACTATCCCGTCACGGGTGTTTGCAGGCAGGTCGGAGGCCTTGGCCTTAATCCACATATACTCCTTTATTTGTAGGCAGTTATCATACACGATTTCTGCTTCTGTTCTTGCCTTGGGTGCTTTGGTTGGGCCTTTAATGGCTTGGCCACTTTTGTGAAATTTACTCATTTTATTATTTGTTTTTTATTTTTACTATTATACAAAACCCCTTTACTTTTTTAAAAATAACTTGCCACAATAGGTCTACCGAGCATCATTTGCTGCACGATATAACAATGACGGTTCGTGTCAAAATCCCCTTCACGTAACAATAATTCATTTATTCTTAGGATGCCCATTTTCTTTTCCCGTCCGTGCCTGTCTTGGTTTAAACCATAAAAGGCCGTGCAGTGGGCAAACTTCCTTTTATCCTCACTAAAGTTTTTAAGGCTTAACGTGTCCGAATCATAAGCCCCTGAATCACTTTGGGTGGAGGTGATAAATAAACAATCCAACTCCTGATTTAACCCACGTAAATCCCTCCATACAGCATTTTGTTTGTGTCTTGTTTCGTTTTGTGAAAAGTCCTCCACCAAATCAGCATAATCCAAAGCCAACACATCAGGCACCCACCCATCTTCATCTTTCCATTGCTCTAAGACCCTTTTCATTTCCTTTACCGTTAAAGTGCCATTAGGATAGGAAACCATACGGAAATCCCTTTGCTTTCTTACAAAAAAATCTTCCACCACTTTTCCTGCCTCATCAAAATCCAAAGTGTTTTTTATTTCCATTTTCTTTAAACATACCGTGCCAAGTCCTGCCCTTTCCTGCCATTCTTTGCAGTTGTGGCAAGGGGCGTAATGGGTGTTCCCATCCATAGCCTCATATATATCCTTATACGTAACTTCGGCCCTTAAACGGGTTTCATCCCACCCCTTATGCTCCAAAATACCTTCATAACATTCCCGTACATCCTTATCACATTGATTTAGTTGGTTTCTTATACAGTCAGGTACTGCCACGTATTGGGTGCCTGTGTACCTTACATCTACGGGTGTTTTGGTTAGGTAAATTGCCTCCCTGCGTAGTTGTTGGTCTGTGGACATGTCCCCTGCGTTAAACAATGCCACCTTTTTACCACCTACGGAAGCCCTATTACAAGCATCTAAAGTAATAGCACTCTTACCCCTCTTTTCAGGAGAAAGGAAAGCCACGAAGCCCCCACGCACCATTTGGTGGTTCCAAAACTTACCCAAGGCCCCAGGATATACAATTAATGGTTCATATGTTTTGGATAGAGAATGGATTACCCTTTCTTTTACACCCTCCTGATTAAGTATTACCCCATCCGCCTTTTCCTCAGTTGTGGTGGCCCTGTGTTGATTTACCAATTCTTCGGCTTCCTCTACATTACCCTTATTCAATAGGGCTTTCATGCTTCTATTTAAGTTCAAAAGGGATTGTTCAGCAAAATACTTTCGGGCCTTTGGAATAAGGTATTCAAGGTCAATTCCACCAGCATTTTCATATTCCTTTGACATTTCAGGCAGAATATCCTGCTCCAACTCATCAGCCACATCCTTTTGAATTTTACCCTCTTTGAGCTTTTCAAAATAAATATCTTCTATGGTGGGGCCTGGGGCCTTACCGTGTTCGTCAAAGTATTCCAAGCACCAAGTTAAAAGGAGCCGTGCCGTGGAGGCCTGTATGAACTGCGGTTTCATTACATCACGGCATTTCTTTAGGAAAGCGGTGGAGGTTATCGAAGCTATTATAATGTTTCTTTCCATCATTAAAAACTTATTTTAAAGCGTTTTAAGGGGTTTTTATACCCTTGTAGTATCTTTATATAACTTTATATAGATAGTCCAGCAGAAGTAAGGAAAACCACCTACATTTTAATTTAAAATCTTATTATTAAAACCTATTCCCACTTATCCCATTTTAATACTTTACACATTCTTTTTATCCTTGAAGTCAACCTTTCATCACCCCAGGTGGTTTCGATTTCCTTTAAACTGAAATTACTTGTGATAATGGTGGGTAATAGGTTTTCATACCTGTAATTCAGGATAAGGTACATAATTTGATAGGCCCAATCACTTAGTTTTATCGTTCCAAAATCATCCAACACCAATAAAGGGGCTTTCCTATAACGGTCAAGGATTTGGGTGTCTGTTTCCCCCTCCTGGGCCTTGTCAAAAGAGTTTTTCAGTTCACTGATTAGCTCGGCAATACTAAGGAAACTGCACTCCCCTGCCTCATTGTTTAGGTACATTTGCTTTTCCTTTTCGAGGAGCATGGCCGCAGCCTGAACGGTTTTACCATAGGCGGATTTTCCAAAAATAAAATAACCTAACATTTCAAAGGATACATTTGGTTTTACCCCCCTTTGTGGCCTATACTCATTTAGCATTATGCCCTGCAAACGTACTGTAAACAGGTTTTTTATTTTTATGGGTCTTATTTTTTCTTCCCATGTTTGTTCGTTTCTCATTGGCCTTTGTAATTAGGGTTCATAATTATTTCTTGTCCTTTTATGGTGTATTCGGTATATTCATCCATTTCTTCATCCTCATTTGAAATCTTACCCAAAGTAAAACCAGGGGTATTAGGTTTTTCCTCTTTTTTATCCCAAACTTGCATTTCAGCAGGGTCATCTAACCACCTCATATTATTTAGCCATGTAGTGGGGTGAGGTATAAATTGTTTTTCCTGCCACCTTTCAGATTTCTTTTGTAGGATAATAGCTCTTTTAATTTCTCTCCATGTAGGTTTATCTTTAGGGGCTTTATTACATAGTTCTTGCCATTTCTTTTTAGCTTTTCCCAAATCCACATGCCTTGGATATAATTTCCAAAAATCATCAAATAAGGAATTAGTTATTTTTTTATCTGCTGCTACAGTAGTATTTGATTTAATATTATTAGATTTGATTTTATTATGTTTAATATTACTTATATTATTCGTTAGGTTTTCTAATGGTAAATCGTTAGGTTTCCTTACCTTTAATTGTAAGGATTCCTTACCCTTATTTGTTAGGTTTTCTAATGAATGGGCAAACACCCTATTAATAAGGGTTACAAGGTTTATTTTATAAAATTCTACTGGTGGAACTCCCTTCATTTTAGTTTCTATAATACCATCCTTTTTTAAAAGCTCTTTGCAGGTTCTTAATGCAGTTAAACCAAGCCCCATTTGCTCAGTCATATATTTATGTTTCATATAAAACCACTCCCCATTTAGCAAACCACCTTCACTATTTAGAAAGTACTTATATTTTGAAATTAAATTGGATAAGAAAACGGCTGTATTAGGGCCATAAATTTGCAATAGTTTATTATTAACTATCAAAAAACCATCAGTGGCAAATAAGTCAAGTGCTTGTGATACATGGATTTCATCTATTTGAATTCCTTTTTTCATTTAAAAGTTCCTCATATTATAGGTTCATAACATAAACCGTATAAGGTGTGACTGGGTCCCAACTTAAAAGCATGATAAAATTTACCCCTCAGCCCCTCACGGAAACTGACACCTTATTACGGTCTATATTAAAAATAAAATCTTTGTGTATATCATGCTTGTCTTTTTTCTGTTGTTTTTGTCGGGTATAAAATTAATATATATTAGGTTATATTATACAATTATATTAGTAAAGTTTAAAACTTAACCCTATTTAATTTTTTAACTGCTTATTTTATAGGGTTTTATAGAATTAATTTATTTTTTAAGTATATGGCATTTGCTATACATTTGCTATACGAACGTATTACGAACGTATTATATTATTGTTTTTAAATATTCTACTAATTCCGTTGCCTCCTTTGCCCCCATACTTCCAGGGTCTTTATCAGGAACATAATTAATACAGGCAAGCCCTCTAAATTTAAGGTCAGCCACTAATTTTCTTGCACTTTCCTGTCCTGCCACATCAGGGTCAAATATTACAACAACCCGTTTAAAGTTTTTGGAGATTAACCTCACCTGCTTTGTTTTATACTTAACCCCATACAGGGCAACGCTTTCAAACCCTAATTTCCAAACATCGGTAACGCCCTCCACAACAATTCCAAAGTCACCCCAATATTCGGGCTTCCCGTAAATGGTATCCTTTATATTCATCACTGCCCTTTCATCGGAACATACCAAGTATTTAAACTCAATCTTTTCCCTAATAGAACGGGCAAGGTAGGTAACCACTTTGCCCTCCCAATATACAGGTATGATAAAACGGTGGCTAAAGTCTATTTTATCCAAAACAGAATAAACCCCAGTGCCCAAAACACCCCAGTCCCGTATAATGGCTTCGGGGTCGTACCCCCTTTTCACTAAACGGGCTTTGTGGTTGGGCTGAAGGGGTAAAGTATTTGGTGGATATGTAAAGGGCTTTTTGTCTGTATCTACCTTTACAGGGGCTTCATATACATAGCCATCATACTGCCTTATGATTTCCTTAACCTTTTGGGGGTCTTTAATGTTTAGCAGGGTGGACACTACTTCATAGGTAGAGTGCCAGCCACACCTCCAACAAGAATGATAATTACCTATTTGATTGAACCCAAGGTGTAATCCTGGATTTCCCGTACAAAAAGGGCAAGCAGTATGTACCCAGTTTTCATGGGTGTGCTTGTGGCCCTCCGTGGCATAGGTAATATTAAAGTCTTGGTAAAGTCTTGAAATGTCCATTTATTATTGAACTTTATTAAAAGGGTAATAAATACAGGCATTTTATTTTTGATATGGCAAACTCGGAGTTACTTATACCCATCTTTTTATTTAGTTCCTGCTTCGTGGCACTGTCCTCTTTCAATGGCCGACCTTAACCATTACGAATAATTACTATCCTTCACTATTTTAATTATTATACAAAATACCTTTAATTTTTTAAAACTAATTTTATTTCACTCATGCAATCCCATATACTTTGCCACTTCCATCCCTTTTGCCTCAGGCCATCGCATATCTTTCCCCGTACACAATCATCAGGGTTAACTTGGTTTTCAGGGTTTACAATAAACTCTATTACTTCCCTTGCCCCTTGGCTGAACTGGTTAAAGAAAATGGCTGCACTTTCCTTCACTTCCATTGGCAGGGAGGGGGTGTGTATTGGTTGGCTGTACTCAGGTATATCATCAAAATATGTATCCCTTTGCTGCCTTGTGCAGAAGTTACCCAAGGCATTCTTCATGCAGGTATAAGCATATGTAGTGGCCTTGGCCTCACTTTTATTGGGGTCGTACTTTTCCAGGGCTTCATAATAGGCAAGGGCTGCTTCTGAAAATAGTTCGTCAAAATCAATATTATCTGTTCGTAGGAAAAAAGTCCATGCCATTTTCCTGATTAGGTTAATATTTTCCACTTTGTTCATTAAGGTATCTGGGGCTTTATTCATGCTCTATAAATTTTATTTTATTAAACTTAATATTATTTGTCTGTAATGTCCATTTGGTAAGCCATTCCCGTGCCTCCTCTTTTCTTTGCCCATCCCTTGTCATAAATGCCACGGCTTCTGGATAACAGGTGGTAGTGGCTGAAACGGGGGGGTTGGCCCAAGAGGTTTACCACTATTTTCCACCCCTTCAGCATTTTCCTTACCCTTACCTGAGTTACCTTGGCCACCCTCCACTGAAGGTAAACCTTTGTTGTGGGGTGCTGGGAGCCTGTGTAACCACCTTTTAACTTTAAAGAGTATAAAGGGCCTATGCCTTCTATTTTAACGTACTCAGGGGCTTGTACGCACCCATTTGTATAATCCTTACTTATGTACTCCCGTAGGCTGCACACATAGGGGAAACGGGTATTATTATTAGCTCTCATGGTTAACCTCCTTAATTCTTTTGTAAGTAAAGGCAAAGGCGAGAAGGGTAAAAAATATGAACCCTATAAAAATAATAAATACAACTGGGTAAAAAATGATTTTATAAAATGTTTTCATGGGGGTTTTTAGTTTTGATTAAATGTAGTGGCAGCAATAGAAGGGTGTAGGCTGATATTAGTATAATCACCTTTTAATCCATATGAAACAAAAAATTCATTATGTTCTTTGTAAATCGTATCACAAAAAGTAGTGTATTTTACCATCTTAGCGCCTTGTGAAGTTTCATACCTTTCAATCTTTTGAATCGAAAAATTAATAAGGCTTTCAGTTCTTCTGTTTCTTGCTAAAATATTAGATGGGTTAGATTCGTAAACTAAGTCTTGCATTGCTATTGTCTTTTCCATAATTTCTATTTTTAAGGTTAAGTAATTAGTTCCCCTGTCAGCTTCTGAGGCTGATTAACCAATGTCGGGCAGGGGGTTATTTTTTAGTAATACCTTTACCGTTTTTTACGTAAATATAAGCAGAATTAATACAATTATATTCTACATTTTCAGGAATTAAATGTTTTTGTGCTTTTATACAGGACATATAATTTTCGTTTCTTTCTGTTACGTCATTTCCAAAACGCTGTACAGATGTTTTTCTGTAACTGTTTGGGGTAGTAACTGTCCAGTGTATCCCATTAGAATACATATGATACTCTAAACAAACTATGGTTCCTTTTGGAAAAGTCATTTTCCTTTCTACACCTTCTCGTTGCAATCTCCAGTCAGTCTCTGCTTTGTACCCGTAATCTGTATGGTACATTTCTGTGTCCTTTTTTAACTTATACTCCTTTTTATAAAAGGAGGCAGATACACTTCCTTTATTATTAGAAAAAAGAATCCTCCCATTAAATACAAATTTTACCAAGTCATTTAAAGTAGGAAATATTTCGCCAATTGTTTTTAAAGTTGGGGTTGATGTTTTCATAGTATTAAGTTTTGTAAATTATATTTTTTTAATTTGATTGAAATTTGTTTGTTTTGCGGATAATAAAAATTCTACAGTTACATTATCCTCTGAATATCTTTCCTCAAAATATTCGGTTATTTCTTCTGTGGCGTCTAAATCGGTGTGTGATAATCCAGCCTCTTCAAGTGTAATATTATTGTCTGTATCAAAGCCAATAGTTCTTACATTGTTTCCGTCAATGTCGATGATGAATTTTAAATTTCTCATAATAATTTGTTTTTGTGTTATTGTTATGATGTAAATATACTACCGTTTATTAAAATACCTACTGAAATTTTAAACTTTATAGCTAAGATAATATACTTTATACCTAAGAAAAACCACTGTTCATAGTAAAAACCCGTGCAGCCCGTTTGTACAGGGGCTTTCAACGGTGTTACCCATACTAATCCTATATGTAGAAGGGCTTACAAAGGTTTTCATAGGTTTTTTATCTTAGGTAGTTTTCCTTTTTTACTATATCAATAAGCAAAGTTTCAGCCCTTTTCTGCTCCGTATAATCCTCCTTTGAAATACAATCCATGTGAAAGGCATTATACAATTTCTCATTATCGCTCTCGGCTGTGTACTCCTTTTTGTTCCTGAAGTATATCCTTATTTCGTAATGAGTATCTGAAACGAAAGTCAATCTTAGTACGTATGTTTTTCTTGGCATGGTGATGTTTATTTATAGTGTCATTAATGCTTTTAATGTACTGGTTTTTTCGACTTCTTTTCCATCTAATATTTTAGTCAGTACCTTGTTTTTCTTATCTAACATTTCGGCAATGGTCTCCTCTATGGTATTTGCAGCCAAGAGGTAATATATGTTTACAGTATTTTTTTGCCCAATCCTATGGCAACGGTCTTCACATTGCAAAAGGTCACCGCTTACCCAAGGCAGTTCAATAATAGCCACATTGGATGATGCTGTAAGTGTTATCCCTACCCCTGCGGCCTTTATATTACCAATAAATAGTCTAATCTTATCCGATTGCTGAAACTGCTCCACGGCCTCCTGCCTTTTGTTTTGGGTTACACTACCATCAATTTTCACAGCCATTTTCCCAAACTCCTGCATCAGTCTATCAATAACAAACTTATGGACGGCCATTATTACCA